ACACCATCTATTTCAACTGCTGCGTTCTTACCAATTAATCCACAGTTAGTACCAACCTGCTCAAACCCAAAAGTAAAAGGTGCACCAATAAATTTCATTGTGTACAATGCATTATCTGTCCAAACAAGAATTGCTTCTTTTGCTTTTAGTGAACCTATAATCTTTGTACCATCTTGTAATCTTTGTGATCCAGCAGTATTAATTGCAGTTGGTGTATAATTATTAATATCTTCTTGATCTGAAAATCTTATAAACATGTCATCTTGTGTTGATGTATCACCAATAACAGTTTCTGTTCCTAAATGTATTAAGTGACGTGTTGTAGGTGATACCAGAGATACTCTAGTAGCTGTTGGATTAGCTGATGTAGAAAATCCTGAGGTTGATGTAGATGCTCTTGTTGTTAATCTTGAAGCGTCCCCCGCATTCCATGTAAAAGTTTTTCCATTTGCAATTGTTGCAACTAATACCTGACCAAAATTACTTAAACTCCAGAGGCCTGGTTCCAGAGTTACTTCAGATGCTGAGGCTGCTTCTCCCCATGCACCAGTGCCCCAAGTATCAATACCCCAACCATAACCATACGATTGTTCTGCAGGACCAACTGTTTCATAAGGTTTAACTTCTAAACTACCACCTGTTGAAACTGTTGCTGTTGCATTAGAACTTTGTGTAATTGTAAATACACTTGTACTTGTAATACTTGTTACTTGAAATAATTTATCTTCAAAATCTGAATTAGCATAACCAGTACCCGATGGTAAAGTTACATTATCTAATAATACAATATCACCCGCACTTAAATTATGACTTGCTTTTGTAATAGAACAAACTGCTGAACCAGATGTTGTTGCAATTGTACAAGAAGATAAAGTAGATTTTAAAGGTGTCACATCATAAAGTTGACCTTCAAAATATATAAGTAAAAATTTATCTGTACCGATTGCAATGTATCTATTTCCGTCCAAATCTACAAATGCAAATTGACGTCTTGCAACTCCAACAATAGTATCAGTAACTAATGATGACCAACCACCGACTTTTTCTGGTAGTCCATATCTAAATCTTGTGTTATCACAATCAACCCATCTGTTTTCTGCTCCAGATGATGTATCTTGCTTATCTATTCCTGGTAAGACTTTAAAATCAATTAGAGCCATTTATTAGCTCCTATATGTTATCTTTATATGCCCAGCCTCTAGTTGCATTAACATACACTAAAGTAAAAGCAGCGCCATTTGTAGAAAAAACTAAATTAGCAGCATTACCTAAAATATTAGAACCATTTCTACCAACAGTTAAGTTGTTTGAGGCAAATGCATTACCACTATCAATAATGGTTACTTCTTCACCAACTGATGGACTAGCAGGTAAAGTCACTGTTACCGGAGTTCCTAAACCTCCTCCAGAAGTATCAACTAATAACTGGTCCCCATTAACTGCAGTATAACCAGCAGGTATTGTGTAATATCCTTTAGTCAATGATCCTGAATGAATATTTGTACCATCAGAATATAAAATCATTTTAGAAGCAACCGGCATTTTAACTCCTGTACCAGATACTGTTTTAATAGTTAAAGTATAGTTAGATGAAGATCTTGTAGTTGCATCTTCTACAATAAAAACTCTTTCTGAAGAGTCCGGCATAGTAACTGTTCTGTTTGCAGTCAATGTACCAGTTAATTTGTAGTATAAATTTTTACCATTTGCTGTAGCATGATTTGCTAAAGATAAAGCAACATCCGCTCCACCTACTGCAAGTGATAAGTAACCACTAGCTGCTTGTTCTAAAATTTGTAAGTTTGTATTAGTAATAGTTCCCCACGTACCAGATTTTTCACCTGTTGTTATGAGTTCTAGTTTTAAATCTGTAGATGTACTTGATGCCATAATTCTCCTATGCGTCTGGGTCTATTGGTACCCAAACTTGATTAACCCCTGGAGGTATTGGGTTCCATGATATCACAGAAGGGGTACCTGTTGCAACATTTAATTGTAGCCCTGTTGGAACAATTAATACATCAGGAATAGGTCCTAAATTACCAATAGCTACATTAACTCGACTACCTAGAGGAATAACTACAGAATTGGTTACGTTAGTTCCAACATCAGAGAAAGCTGCTTGTGAAAAAGAAGTTGATCCAAAAAACATAATTTATCCTTACGGTGTTGAAATCCTTGTCCAAACTTGAGAAACACTAGGATCAATAGGATTCCATAATCTAATGTTAGGTTGGTTTGTGCCTACATTTAATTGAGAACCTGTTGGTATTATAGTTGCTTTTCCAACGATTGTCACGGTCCCTGTACTTAGATTAGCTCTGTTTCCTGTAACAATAGCGGTTGCATTTGCTTTAGCGACTGCATTACCGATTGTTAAATTAACTCTATTACCTGTAACGGAGAAGTTTGCATCGGCAGAAATTGTAACAGTCCCTGTACCAATATTTAATTGATTACCGTTTGGTAAAATAACTGCATTACCAATTGTGGTTACATTACCAACTGATGCGTTAACCCTGTTTCCAGAAACAGATGCTACGGCTCCGGCCGCTGCGGTTACTGTTCCTGTTGCAAGATCTAATGCGTTACCTGTTGCTGCAACTAATGCGTTTCCAACAATAACAGGATCACCTGTACTAATATTAAATCTATTCCCTGTAACCGGAACAACTGCTCCTGCTAGAATAGTTACATTACCTATTGTAGTATTAACTCTACTACCGGTAGGAATTACTCTTCCTGATATAGAAAAAGTAACGGTTCCTGTATCTGTGTTTAATCTATTTCCTGTAACTGGAACATTAGCACCTTCTTTAACGGTGACTGTTCCTGTAGATAAATTATATCGATTGCCGTTTGGAAGAACTAATGATTCACCAACAATAGTGACATTACCAACGGATGTATTGACTTGTGAACCTGTTACATCGACAAGAGCATTGGCTATTCCAATATCTGCAAATGTTGTTTGGGAAAAGGTAGTTGCACCGAAGAACATGGTAGCTTACCCTTTTTTCAATTCGTCTATTTCTGCTTTTAATTCTTTTATTGCATTGACTAATACTGGTACTAAATGTTCGCCTTTGTATTTTAATTTTTCAGGTTGTTCCTTATCAATAATAACTGGGTTATCTCCTTCTAAAGCCATAATATCTTGAGCTTTAAATCCATATCTTACATCTCCATGTGGAGTATCATTATCTCTTGATTTTTTAAATTGAAATGAAATAGGATTTAATTTGTTAACAAAATCTAATCCATGAGGAACAGTTCCAAAATTAGTTTTATCTCTTAAATCTGACGTTACTGTTAAAGCTACTTGTATGTAAGCATTAGTTATATTCTCATGACCTAAAATAAGTCTATTACTTTGATTAGTAAGACAGAAAACACCATTTCCATTTGGAGATGCACCAGCTTGAAAACCTAGTGCAATATTTGAAGAACCTGTGCTTGCATTTTTTCCAGCTTGATAACCTAAAAAAGTATTACAAGAACCTGTTGTTAAATCTTCTGGTGCTTCTAGTCCTACACCTACGTTACAACTACCTGTTGTTATAGAAGTAAATACCTTTCTTCCAACTCCTGTATTTTGACACCCTGTAGTATTACCACCTAATGCACTTACACCTATTGCTACATTGTCATTTGCTGTTGTGTTATTTGGTAAAGCGTTCATACCAATTGCTACGTTATTATCACCTGTTGTGTTATCGAACATAGCAACAGAACCAACAGCTGTATTTTGACAACCTGTTGTATTTGCACTTAAAGCACCACAACCAACTGCTACATGATTTGAAACTGTGTTAACTGCCAATGACGCATAACCTATACCAACATTAAAATCTCCTGTAGTATTTGTACTTAAAGCACCTTGACCGATTGCAACCATTCTACAACCATCTACATTTGCTGTTAAAGCAGTATGTCCAATAGCAACGTTTCTATCTCCTGTTGTGTTAGCCTTTAAAGTTTCTGAACCTAATGCAGTGTTAGTAGCACCAGTTGTGTTAAGACATAAAGAAGCATTACCAATTGCTGTATTGTTTGAAGCTGTTGTGTTACATCTTAAAGCACTTCTACCCACAGCTACATTTGTAGAACCTGTGGTATTTTCTTTCATTGAATAACCACCAACAGCTGTATTATCATTTCCTGTGGTATTAGCACATAAAACAAAAGCACCATTAGCAACATTTATACTACCTGTAGTATTATTTCTTAATGCTTCTCTACCGATTGCAACATTACAAGAACCCTCTGTGTTTTGACATAGTGATAATGAACCTACTGATGTATTATAAAATCCTGTTGTGTCATCTTCTAATGCTTTTTGTCCAACAGCTGTATTACCACCAGCACCTGATGTAATTGTACAAAGTGTATCTGAACCAATAGCTGTATTACCATCTGCTGTAGTTTGAGTTTTTAAAGAATTGTTACCAACTGCTACATTTGAAGTTCCTGTTGTATTACAAGATAAAGCCTCATTACCAACAGCTGTATTATTAGCAGCTGTTGTATTTTTCATTAAGGCATAATATCCAATACCTACATTACAACCACCTGTACTGTTTGTGAACATAGAAGCATAACCCATAGAAGTATTTCTATCTCCTGTTGAAGTATCTGGTTGTGAGTTTCTTCCAACAGCTGTGTTATTATCTCCTGTTGTTAATGCTTCAAAAGCTAAATGACCTACAGCTGTGTTATTGACTCCAGAAGTTAATGCTGCAAATGTGCTTGTTCCAACTCCAGTATTTCCAGTAGCTGAACTTAAAGTACCTGTTGAATCTGTACCAACTAATAAACTGTTTGTAAAATTTGTCCCGCCTTCTTTAAAAGTTACACTATCAACTTCTACAGCTGACCCATTATTTTGTAATGTTCCAACTATATTAATAGTATCACCGCTGTCACCTATTGTGACAGTGGTGCCAGATCTTGGACTGAGTTTATTTACTTTTACTTCACTCATTTAGTTTCTTCTTTTAATTCCTCAGGTAAGTTTGATTTTAAAATATCTAAGTAATGTTTCATT